GCTGGTCCAAAGTTTTTGATGCATGGGTTTGTTTACTCAACCCCTCCTCATCAAATGACAGGCTCTTTTGGGCTGGAGGTAAGAAGACCAGCCCGGAAGTGAGCGGCAAGCCCCAAGCTTCAAGCTTGACAGCTGGTGAGGGATAGTGTAGGATAGATTTAGAAAGGAATAATTATGGACAATGAAATAAACGATAGATCAGTCAACCCACTGATTAGAATAGCGGATGCGCTGGAGGAAGTGCTTCGTTTAGTTAAAGAAGATCAGGAGCGGTCTAGAGGTTTTCAATCATTGCAAGATATTGCGGAAGAGAAAAAAAGACATGACGTGAAGCAAGGCAAATGGAGTGAAGATGAGTAGAAGACAAGGGTCCGAAAGTATTCGGGCCCTGGTTAACCACTGGCGCTGGCTCAAGGATCAGGGACCAAGTTATAAGCTTCAAGCGGCAAGCTGCAAGCGCCAAGCCGCAAGCTTGACAAGACAACATTATAGAGATATAGTATCCTATAATTTAAAGGAGAGGAAAGTATGAAAGTAAAAGACGCAAAAGAAATCACCGGCAGCTTAACACGTACAAGCAAAATGCCAGGCCTAAGTTACAGCCTGCCAGCTTGGGAATGCAAAACCGGCTCGAAGCTCAGGAAGGTTAAGGGCTCTGTATGCGCTAGCTGTTACGCGCTCAAAGGTAATTACACAAGATACAAAGCTATTAAAGCGGCCCAGTATGTAAGACTCAAAGCAATTGAAGACTCAAGATGGATTGAAGCAATGACAGCTCAGGT